TGGCTGGCAGAGCGGGAGGCGGTGACTACTCCGGCGGAGCCAGCCCTGCCCGCAGACGCTTGGCCCGATCGCGACGAGTCCACCGTCCGGGTCGTCCGGCGCGGGTTGTCTGGCAGTGAGGCCCGCAGGTACGTAGAGGGCGCCGCGAAGCACCTGACTGACGAGTACCGTTACGACCTGCAGATCATCCTGCGCGAGGTCATCTGACCAGCGCATACACGGAGGGGAGAGGGAGCAATGCAAGTCACCGAGGTCAGGATCCGCAAGCAGAACCCCACGGGCAAGGTGCGCGCCTATGCCAGCGTCACCCTCGACAGCCAGTTCGTCGTCCACGAGCTGCGCGTGATCGACGGGCCGAACGGGCTCTTCGTGGCCATGCCCAGCCGCAAAGAGCAGAGCGGGCAGTTCCGGGACATCGCGCACCCGACGACCCAGGATGCTCGGAAGATGATCACGGGGGCCGTACTCGAGGCGTACCAGAAGGCGGTTTGAGCGGAGCGGAGCCCGGGCGGGCTAGACCGCCTGAGAGATGGCTGATGCCTGCCCGGGCGACTAAACGAGAGGGGGACAGAGCGTGAACCTGCCCAAGCTGACGATTCGCGGCGACAAACCCGTGCCGCTCTGGACCATTCTCCTGGACGGTGAGCCTGTGCGGGCAACTGCCCTGCGCCTGAACATGGCCTTTGACCGGCTGCCCGAGCTCACGCTGGAGCTGCCCGCCGGCGCCGTCGAGGTGGACCTGCCTGTCAGCCTCCTGGAGCTGCGGCAACTGCGGACGGAGCTGGATGACGCGAAGGCCATCGCCGCCGACCTGCTGGCGGAGGTAAGGAGGCTGAGGGCTGCCCTGGAGCCGTTCGCCGCCACCGACGAGGAGATGGCGCAGCCGGCGGGGGAGGCCGACGATTTCACGCTGCAGTACGGTTACTTCCAGCGTGCCCGCGCCGCCCTGGAGGGCAAGCAGCCGCAAACATACACCTACGCCACGCTCACAATAACCGGCGGTCCCGTGTGCCCGCGCTGCGGCGAGAGGTTACAGCCATGACCACCACGCACGCCTTACTCGTCATCGCCGGATTCCTGCTCCTCGCTCTCATGCTGGGCGTTGTGCTCGGGCTCCTGGCCGTCCTCGCCTGCGCCACGCTCAGGATGGTGTGGCAGGCGCTGCGGAGGCTGGTCAGGCCGAGACGATGGGTTGACGTGCCGATGGAGAGACTGCCATGAAGGCCTTGACGCTTACCCAGCCTTGGGCGACGCTGGTCGCGGCAGGCATGAAGAAAACCGAAACCAGGAGCTGGCACACCCGGTTCCGCGGCCCGCTGGCGATACACGCGAGCGCCAGCTTCCCCGGCTGGGCGCGCGACCTGATCTGGCAGGAGCCATTCGTCAGCGCGCTCCACGACGCCGGCATCCCCTACGTCGGCCTGCTGGCCGCCACGAGCCCGCGTTACGAGGTCCTGCCACTGGGCCGGGTAGTCTGCACCTGCCGGCTCGCGGAGTGCTACCGGATCACGGCCGACAACACCCCGCAGGAGCCCGACCGAAGCTTCGGAGACTATACGCCCGGCCGCTGGGCATGGGTACTGGAGGATGTCCGGCCTTTGCCCCGGCCAAGTGAGCGGATCCGCGGCAGGCTGGGGCTGTGGGATCTGCCGGAAGGGTTTCTGGCCAGAGGTGATCAGCGATGAGGGCGCCGGGCACGATGCAGTCAACCCCGCCGCAGATCATCGAGATCCCGTCGCCGATCCCCGGCGCGCGCGCCTACAGGATGGGCCAGTGCAGCGTGCTAGTCCAGTGGCACCTCGCCTACGGCTGGCACATGTCCACCGCCCATCCTGACCGGTACCCAACGTGGGACGAGATCAAGACCGCGAGGTACCAGCTCTTGCCCCAAGACATCACGATGGCCATGCTGTTGCCGCCGCCAGGTGAGTTCGTGAATGTGCACAACAACTGCTTCCACCTGCACCAGGTGCCGAACGACACGGGGTGCCGGATGGTGCTGCCATGATCGCCTTCACCATCCCTGGCCGCCCGACTCCCAAAAAACGCCCCCGCCTCGGCCACAACGGCCGGCGGGCGTACATCTACACGCCGCCGGAGACCGTCGCTTACGAGCAGGCGGTGGGGTGGGTGGCTAAGGCCGCGTGCAGGGAGCCGCTGCGGGGGCCCGTGGAGGTCCGGATAGCCACGTACATCCACGGCCGGCGCCACGCTCCCGATCTCGACAACGTCATCAAGTCGATCCTGGATGGGCTGAACGGGATCGTGTTCACCGATGACCGCCAAGTGGCTCGGATTGTGGCCGAGGCCCACCAGGTGGAGACGCAAGACGAGGAGCGGGCCGAGGTGGAGATCAGGGAGTACCGGGAGGAGAGTGCGTGATCACCCCCAGTCAGGTGCGGAAGGCCCTGTGGGACTACATACACCTGCGGCACTTTCTGGACCACTGGTTTCCCGGCGGCCGCAGCACCGCCGAGATCTACCGGGGCACGGGAGCTGTCGGTCGGCCTGTGGAGCGGCACGTCATCGCCCGGGCCGATGTGCAGTCGGTGCTCGATGCGCTGACCTATGCGATCAGCAGGCTGAGCCCGGAGGACCGACAGCTTGTGCAGGCCTACTACGTCAAGCGGCGAGGATCCTCCGCCGCGGGGCAGCTCGGGATCTCGCGCGCGACGATGTACCGGCGGTTGGATGTGATCTCGGCGGAGATGGCTGTGGTCCTTAGCGCGATGGACATGCGGGCGTGGAGGGCGTTCCGGCGGTTCGCCCGGGCCGTCCTTGAGCGGGACGAAACGGAGCCAGGGCTTGACAGTGAGACTGTCAAGGGGTAAAGATGGTCATAGGTCAAGTTGTCTGAATCCTGAGCCGTCCTTCGGGGCGGCTTTTGTGTTTGCGGTTACGCGGGAGATGGTCTTAGGCTGAGAATGCGAAAGGTTGGGGATTCATAGAGGTGAAGGGCGGCGTTGCCGCGCCGCCCCCAAGCCGCTTACTTGCCTTTGATCTTGGTTAGATCGTCCATTACGAACCGCTGTCCGGGCTTTAGGGTCGGTGGGAACGGCTCGTTCTTGACGACGGTCCGCTCGATACCAGTCCGACCGCCCCGCGGGCCGACTATCCCGGCTTGGCCTGAAGCCGGGACCTTCTCGCCCGGACTGTAAGTCTTCTTAGCCATCGCGCTTGTCCCCCTTTCTGCCAGAGCGAAAGGACCGAGAAACGTGTCCCCCCTTCGTCGAGCCTTTCGAGTGGCTAGTTAGGCGCCTGCCGTTCTGGCAGGAAAGCAACCCGTGCCCCTGAACGCTAGATGCAGGGCCCGTCCATGATTATACTACTGCCCATGGTGCTTGAACAAACAGCCGTTCGGCTGGAATTGCCGCAGTTGCTGTCAGGAATAACAGTCTGGCACGCATGGGGTAGGGGGACCGGCATGATCCCAAACGAGCTGAAAGTCGGCGGAGTGACCCTGCGTGTAGAGCGCCAACAGGGCCTCGCGGCAAGCCGAAAGAGTTTCGCGGAGTACTCGCCATTGATGCAGACGATAGCCATCGAGCCCACCATTCCCCAAGACCATCAGGAGGAATGCCTGGTCCATGAGATTATCGAGGCGCTCGACGGGTTCTACGGGCTGGAACTGCAGCACTGGCAGATTCACACCCTGGGGTTTGCGCTGTACCAGGTGCTAAAGGACAACGGGCTGGGGTTTGTGGGTCGGGGAGAGTGAGTCGGTGGCCACCAAGACCGTCCGCAAGTCCAAGCCGCCTGCGCGCACCTACACCGACGCCGATCGCGAGGCCTTCCTGGCTCAGTGGGAACTGAACGCGCGCAACACCAAGCGCACCTGCCGACAGCTCAACATCCCCAAGAGCACGGCCATCGGCTGGATTCGGCGCCTGGAGGGCGACGAGCACCAGCCGGTGCGCGAAGATGCCAAGGCGGAGCTGATCGCCAAGTGCTACTCCTACGCCGGCAGGTTCCTCGACATCATGCTGGCCAAAGCCAAGGGTGGAGAGAGCCTGCATGCCGTTGTTGGAGCGTTCATCAAGGCGGTCGAGCACGGCCAGAACCTCGAACTCGGCCGGCTGCAGCAGGGCCCGGGCGGGGCTCAAGCCGGAGCCAGTGTCCTGGTGGGTGTGAAGAGTGAGCAGCAAGTCAGTTTGTCAGGCATGTCCACCGATGAACTCAACGCCCGACTGGCTGGCATCCTTGGACGACTCGGCCAAAGCGGAGCTGCTGTTGATCCTCGAGGAGTTGGAGCGACGGCGGGCAGTCGACTCGGCTAGGGCCAACCTCCTCGCTTTCGCGGAATACGCAACGCGGGGCCACTGGCAACGTGCAGCGCATCTCGAGCTGCTGGCCGGTGCCCTGGAGCGCGTGGCCGCCGGTGAGATCCTGCGGCTGATCATCGAGATACCACCACGGCACGGCAAGTCTGAGCTGAGCTCGGTTCATTTCCCGACGTGGTTCCTCGGCAACAACCCCGACAAACGCGTCATCCTCGGCAGCTACGCCGCCGAACTGGCTGAGGGCTTCGGCCGGAGGGTGCGTAACGCCCTGGAGGACATCGGCCCGGAGCTGTGGGGGCTGACGGTTGCGGACGACTCGTCCGCGCGCGGTCGCTGGGACATAGCTGATCGCCGCGGCGGGATGTACGCGGTTGGGGTTGGTGGTCCAATCACCGGCCGCGGTGCCGACCTGCTGATCATCGACGACCCGGTCAAGAACTCCGAAGAGGCCAACTCCAAGGCCAAGCGGGACTCGCAATGGGAGTGGTGGCAGACTACCGCCCGCACTCGCCTCGAGCCCAACGGCGCAGTGATCGTGATCATGACCCGATGGCACGAGGACGACCTAGTGGGGCGTCTGCTTGCCGAGGGCGACGGTGAGAAGTGGCACCGGATCCGGCTGCCGGCGATTGCCGAGCAGGAGGACCCTCTCTGCCGGTCGCCAGGAGAAGCCCTCTGGCCCGCCAGGTTCGACGAGGCTGCATTGGCGGCGATAGAGACAGACGTTGGGTCGTACACGTGGGCCGCGCTGTACCAGCAGCGACCGATGCCGGCCACCGGCAACAAGTTCAAGCGATCGTGGTTCCGGTACTTCGAGGTCCAGGGCGACCATGTTGTCCTGCACGCCCCGGAGTCCGGGCCCAAGCGCTACGCACTCAGCCAGTGCTGGTGCTTCCAGACCTGTGACCCTGCGGGTTCAACGAAGGCCAGCGCGGACTGGTTCGCACTCGGTACCTGGCTGGTGACTCCCGACAAGGACCTGCTCCTGCGAGATGTACTCCGCGAGCGTCTGGAGGGACCTGACCAGCCGAGGCTGTTCCGGCAGTCATATGAGCGTTGGCGCCCACAACCCCAGTTCCAGAGCGTCGAAACGAAGAACATGGGGCTCACGCTGTTCCAGACGTTGCGGCGGGATGGACTTCCGGTCCGTGAGCTTAGAGCCGAGACGGATAAGGTGACGCGCGCGCTGCCCGTGGCTGCCAGGATGGAGTCGGGCAGCGTGTACCTTCTCCGCGGAGCTCCGTGGCTTGGCGAGTATGAGGCCGAGCTGCTGATGTTCCCCAACGGTCAATATGACGACCAGGTGGACATCACGAGTTACGCCGGGATCATCATCGCCGGAAGGGCCCACACGAACCCCGGTGCCGCCCCGAAACACCCCGCATGGTAGGAGGTGCTCCAGTGCCTGAGCAGTACCCGATGCCCCCCTGGCTGGCAACAGGTCAGCCCTGGCCGCCGAAAGCGCACGCCGAGCGCCTCCGCGAGATCCGAGACTGGCGGGACCTGTTCGAGTGCGACCACCACCGGGTGTTCGAGGAGCAGTACAAGCGCCTCCGCGAGCTGACCGCGAGCGACAACGCCGACCCGGTGACGCTGGAGGGGCTGATCCGCAAGCTGGCGGCGGCCAAGGCCACCTATGAGCAGGTCATCAACTTGCCGCAGGCGCTCGCGCTGCTTTGGGCAGACCTCATAGCCGGCCAGCCGCCGACTTTCGGCGCCGGGCAGACGCCCGACGGTCAGGATCCGGGCGACGAGGAGAGCGATGCCATCCAGCAGCTCACCCGCGGGGTGGTCGGTGAGATCCATGAGGCGGTCATCGAGCAGTCGGTCGCCGGCGACGCGGTGCTCCTCGTCACTTGGCGGCAGGGCAGGGGAGTAAGGATTGTCGCTTACCCGGCTGATCAGTGGATCCCGTGGAGCGCCACCGATGACCCCAACGACATCACGGCGCACGTGCTCTTCAGGGCCACTGAGGCTAACGGCGTGACTACGGTTGCGGCGGAGATCCACTACCCCGGCATGGTCCGCTACCGTCGATACGAGGTGCGGGGCGGGCAGATCTCGCGCGAGTTGGAGCCCGTCCTACCTCCCGGAGCAACTGCCGACCAGCAACTCCCTGGCGTCACGGAATGTCTTGTTCAGCCGTTCCCCAACATCGCCAGCGCCAAGGAGGTCACCGGCCTCAGCGACTACCGCGCTATCGAAACCCTAGTGGCTGAGATGGACGTCCGCACGAGCCAGTGGGGCCGGCTGTTTGACCGGTACACCGCTCCGACTATGCATGGTCCCGCGTCGGTGCTCGAGCGCGATCCGCTAACCGGCAAGTGGCTTTATCGTACATCGCCGGACGGCCGTTATATCCCGGTTGAGCCCGAGGACAAGCCGCCCGGGTACCTGACTTGGGATGCTCACCTCTCCGCCCAGATGCAGGTCTGGGACCGGCTGCTGGACGTCTGGTATACCGTCACCGGCACTACGCCGGCGGCATTCAGCTTGTTTAAGGAGGGTGGGGCGCCGAGCGGTACCGCGCTTCGCCTGCGTCTGGCCCGACCACTTGGTGTCGCCGGTCGCAAGCGGGAGCGCCTGGAGCCAGCGCTGAGGCGCGCGATCCTCGCCGCGCAGCAACTGGAGGTCTCGCTGGGAGGCGCCCGGTACCACCCGGTCTGGCCGGTCATTGACTGGCCGGATGGGCTGCCGGGTGACCCGAACCAGGATGCGCAGACGGAGAGCACGCGGAAGACGGCAGGACTGACCACCACCAAGAGAGCTTTGATGCGCCTGGATGGCCTAGGCGAGAACGAGGCGGAGCAGGAGGCCGAGGCCATCGTCGCCGAGGGGCAGGGCACGGCCGCGCCGCCCGAGGGACGCCCGTCGGTAAGCCTGCCGGCGGCTGAGGTCTGATGGCCAGGCGGCCGGAGGACCTGGTCCGGCTGAGCGAGGCGGAGGCCAAGCGGCTCACCCAGCTCTACATGGAGGCTGAGCTGGAGATCCTCCGCCAAGTGGACCGGGCGATGGCTCGCGGCAATGACCTCCGCTACCTGCGCGGGATGTTGGACAATGTCCAAGGCATCCTGGAGGATCTGCTGACTGGCAACCGCCAGTGGTGCGAGCAGGCAATCCCGCGGGTGTACGTGGCCGGCGCAGAGTTCGCCGATGGCCTTTCCGGCAAAGTATCCGCCGGCTTCGGCGCGATTCACCAGCAGGCGGCCAAGATCCTGGCCGACAACACGTTCGACCGCCTGGACAACGTGCGCCAGGTGATCGGGCGGCGGGTGGAGGACACCTACCGCCAGTACGCGCTGGAGGCCACCCGGCAGAGCATCATCGGGTACAAGAGCTGGCAGCAAGTCTCGCGCGAGTTCCGCGATAACCTGCGGGCCGAGGGCATCACCGGGTTCCGCGATGCGGCTGGCCGCCAGTGGAACATGAAGACCTACGCGGACATGGTGGCACGGACCACGACCATGGAGGCGCACCTGACCGGCACAGCTAACCGGCTCCTGGAGCACGGACACGACCTGGTGAAGATCAGCCAGCACGCCGGCGCATGCGAAAAGTGCGTGCCGTGGGAAAGCCGAATCCTTAGCCTGACGGGCAAGACGCCGGGGTATCCGACGCTGGAAGAGGCGCGGGAGGCAGGGCTCTTTCACCCGAACTGCCGCCACGCCTACGGGCTCTACCTCGACATTGATGCCGAGATCAGACGGGAAGAGCTGGGCGCTGGGGAGAACCACCAGGCAGGACGAGAGGCTCTACGGGACAACATAAGATCTCTCGACGCCGACCACATCGACGTTGGCAACGCCCGGATATGGCTTGACCCAGCTCTGCTCGCTCACCACAAGCCAGAAGCGCTTGTCCGAGAAGCGCTCACCCGCGCGCAACAGCATGCTAACTTTGACGGAGTCGAGATTTTAAACGTCCTGCGCATTCAGCGCGGGGAGCCTGGCGTAAACGCCTTTGTGGCACCCGATGAAACAGCCGACAGGATCTATCTCCTTGCCTCCGATGTCCGGGGATTTGCGCAGATGGAAGCGGCAAGGATTGAGTCTATGTACAAGGTGCTCAAAGTCAACAGACCGCCTGACGCCACAAAGCGTGCCGGTGATGCGATAGAATATACGGCAAGGATTCTGCTTCACGAACTCGGGCATATCATCCACAAGCGAAGTGGCCAGGACATACTGAGGGCTGTCGACTTGTCGTTGAAGCAATATGCACTCGAAGTCATCAAGGTGGGCGTGATGTACGGGGGGCCTCCTGACTGGGTTGATGTCACGATCCTGGCCGAATGTGTAGCTGAGGATTTCAGGCTGCTGGTTGATCCTAAGAGCGTCTACCCGCATGCGCATACGGCGGAGTTTGACCTGCTGTATCCGGCCGCGGCTCACGCCCGGCGGCAGATGTTAAAGGCGGCGATCAAGTGGTGACAGACACATACCGCAAGTACGAGATCCACAAGCCTGAGGGGATGTCGGTCAGCGAGTGGAAGAGGCTGATGGATCAGCGCAAAGCGGAGTTTGAGAAGCGCATATCCACCGTCTCAGACGAGGAGTTCGCCAAGCTCATCCGACCGTCGAGCCAGGATGATCGCGTGTTGCGCTAGACTTTAGTTCCCCCTCGACCGCAACCCCGATGATCAGCGGATCGTTGAACCGGATTGGGATCATCCGTTTCGAGTAGCATAGCCGACAACTCGTTTCGTCCCAGAACAACAGCCCCGAGGGCAACCTCAGGGGCTTTCTGCTTGAAATAACCTGCAGCGAGTGCTCCCGCATGAACAGGCGCGTGTGCTCGCGCCCCAGCCGGATCAGCGTCGGCCTGAGGCCCAGCTTCCGGCACAGCCAGAGTCGCGTGTTGATGCCGACCGTCACCGACTGGCGGTCGTTGTGGATCGTCCATTGAGGGTCAATACGCTTGTTCAAACTGTCACCCTTGGCGATATGCGCCAGGGGTGTCGCGTTTCCCTGTACCCCCTGTATGAAACCGGGCCAGGAGCCCGTTAGAGAGGAGCCAGGTGCTCAATGACTGGAGAGGGCACAAATCCGGGCGGTGACGGCGGGACCGGCGGTTCGCCAGATCGG